AGCGGGTTGCTTCCCGTCCAGGTGGTCGCGTTGCCGCCGCCGAGGGCATTCTGACCCTGCAAGCCGGGGGCGCCCAAGTACGGGAAAACAGGCCTGTTTGATCCGTCGACCAACTGGCCCATTTGCCCCCATACGTCCACGCTGCAAAACAGCGTGTCCGGGAAGAAGTTGGTTCCGCTGGACACGTCCACCGCAGCGTCGTAGATCGACTTCATCAGGTCGGTCGTGGTGCCGTCCCACACGCCGCTTGAGTTGGCGGCGGCGAGCAGGTTGTCGGCGGCGAGGTTGTCGCTGGCCAACATGTATTCGCCCATCAGATCGTTGAGGATCAACTGCATGGCGGCGGGGCTGGTGAAGTCCATGTCCTGCGCCGACAGGGTGACCTGTCCGGCCAACGTGGTCTTGCTGACGCTGTTGGACGCGATGACCATGGTGGTAGCCGACACGGCATTCAGTTCGGCGGCCTGCGAGGCGACCGACGTGTGCGTGGTGATGGTGGGACGCACGAACGTCTTCTGTGCGCCGCCGTCCGGGTAGGCGCGGGCGCCCAAACGGTTGACGACCGGACGCACGAAGTTGATGTTCTGCACCAACGGGCCCAACACCGGCACCGGCAACAGACCGGGCGTGTCGGTGGTGATCACGTCACCGGCGGCCGCCTCGAAGGTGGACTGGTTTTCCTTCTTCCAGTCGATGACCTGACTGTTCACCTTGGCGAAGGTGTCGCCTCCGATGTGGTAGGCGGCCATCCACTCGCCGGCCGAGGGGAGGCGCGGAGCCTTCTTCGGCTGTGCGAACAGGATGGGGGCGGCGGTGGGGGCTGCCTCGGGGGCGGCGGCTTCGACTTCGGACACTTCGTTCTCCTCGTTCAGGATTTGGTCGTTTTCGGTGTCGGGAGTCGTGTCCGCGGAGGCGGCCACATCGGTGATGGTAGCACTAGCAAAGGCCGGGATGGGGACAAGTGACAATTCCCGCCATTCGGCTGCCGTGATGACGGTGGTGCCGTCCTCCATCTGGTAGGAGTCAATCACGTCGACCCCTACGGAAACGCTGTCCAACACGCCCTCTTTGGCGAGTTGCAGGGCTTCGTCACCGGCTGCGGTGGCGGCGATTTTGGCGGTGAACAGCATGCCGGAGCCGTCGGAGGCTTCGCGTCGTTCGGTGACCAGGCCGACCGGCTGGGAGGCGTCGTGGTACATGAACAGTTTGGGGGCTTTGCCGTCGACCGGCAGGCTGCCAGGGGCGAACATGACCGAGGCGCCACCGCTCACCGTTGCGGACACCTGGTAGGGCGCCGCCAAACCGGAGATTTCGCGGCGGCCGGACGTTTCTCCGGCTTCGGCTTGCACGTCGAGTGCGAAACCTGCTGACAGTTGGATGTGCATTAGTCCTCCAGGGGGGCGGTGTCGGGGGTTTGTGTGGTTTCGGGCATATCTTCCATCGCGTCCTCGACGACGCCTTGCAGGTAGTTGTCGATGTCAAATTTGACGTAGGTGCCGCGAGGTAGCACGTTGTTCATGCTGAGTGTCTGCGACACACAGTCAAGATACTGGCGGGCGCCAAACAGGTACAGGTCTTCGCGTGCGCCACGGCTGGTTGTGTACTGGTAACTGCCGATGTTGACGCCAGCCAAATAGAACGGAATGTTGGTCAGGCGGCACAGTTCTTTGGCTTGGAATTCGGCGCTGTCGATCATCAGCATGTTGTCGGGTAGCGCTTTGGTTTCGGTGTAATCCAAGAATTCGTTGAGGGCGGCCGTCTGGTTGGACATGCGGGCGGCGTTGAATGCGGCCGCCAAATCGGCTAGTTCCTGCGCGGACAACGGTTCGCCACCTGTCTGCTTCAATACGCCACTGGGCATGGCGGATTGGGCGTTGCGGTAGCGGGCTTCCTCAAGGCGTAGCGCGGTGGCCACAGCTTGTTCGGACATGTAGATGACGCCTTGCACGGGGCTGATGAATTGCACCAAATCCTCCGGCGGGATCATCCCACCTTGGAAATACACCTCGGATGACGGGGCGAACCATACGGGCCCGGACTGGTCTTGTGTGGTGACGGTGCCGGCCGGTAGCCGTGTGAACGACGCGGGGAAGCCGTCTGCGGTGCGTGACGTGATGTACCAGAAAGCGCGACCGAAGAAGAACAGGTCGTCCAATGTCCACGACATGAGGGTGGAGTACGGCACGGACGGGTCGGGTTGACGCAGCCACATGCGGGGCGCCAAGTCGATTTCTTCCATTTCCTGTTCGGTTTCGTTCCACCGTTCGGTGTACATGCACAGTTTCGTCGACCCGATGACGGAGGCGAGCAGGTCGCGGGCACGGCTGATCGTCGGCACGGACATGGCACGGTTGCGGGCTTCACCTTCGTAGTAGGTGTAATACGCGCCGACAAAGTTGATGCCGTTCGCCTGGCTGGTGTAGCCGCCATAGGTGCCATAGCCGGAACCGGCCGCAGCCGCTTTCACGGACGGCTCGGGGGCCGGGCTAATCGCCGCTTTGCTGACACTCTTTGTGAAGATTCCCATGGGTTACCTCGCGTTAGGTGGTGGCCGCCCCGCCCGACACGGGACGGACACCAGCCCCCACGTTAGCCCTATGGGCGAAGCGTTGTGGTAAAACTGATCAAAGCGTTGCAGTGATGTTTGCGGACCATTGGCCGCCGCCACAACCGGTCCACATTCCCGAAATGACATCAAGTTGATGACGTGACAACACTCGAGGTAGCAATCGTCGCGTTGGATTGTTCAACCACCTCAAGGCCGCATCACGTTGTGCAAATTCCTTGAATGCAATTACCTTGCCGTACTTGACGCCCGCGTAAACCGGGCCACGCTCTGATGTGCCGTCGTAGACATAGCACTTAAATCGGGTTGTGTTGATGTCGCCTTTGCGTCGGGTCATAAACATAGGTTAGCACATTTATCCTGACACTGCAAGTGTGGGTTTCATGCGAACAGCCGGACGGCTGGACAGGGCGATAGCCCACACCATGCAGCGGGCCAGTTCGATCGGCCCCGGCGACTTCTGTGAAGACAGCACGGTGCCCTGCGCGGTCTTGGCTAGGACGGCACGGCAGACATGTTCGGTCAGGGTGCGCTGGCCGCGCTGTGTCACCTTGCCCTCGATCAGCATGGAGCGGACAAGGCTGGAGAATTTCAGTAGTTCGCCGTAGCCGACGAGGGTGGTGCGTCGCGCCAGGTTGGGCGGACAGTGGATCTCGAGGGTGGGTGTCAACGCAAGGTTTACAGTCGGGTCGGCCATGACACGGGCGATTTGGTCCCACATTTGGTCTTCCGAATTGGCGACAAATTCGACGCAGACGTGCGCTTTGTTGTCCGCCACCACTGATCGGACGCCCACATAACGGGACTCGTCGACGCTGGAATCCACCGCCAAAATCCCGCCTGCGGGCATCGGCGCGTCGGTCTCAAGGTCGGCCCACTGGCCGGGATCTAGCCAAGCGCCACGGGCGGACACCCACAGGTTCAGGTGGGCGCGCAGAAACGACTCTTTTTTGGAGGCGGCCCGCAACGCTTTGACGGTGACGGTGGTGCCCAACGCCGGGTTAGCCCAGCCCCACCACTGCTCATCGGCAGGGTTGACACCGGGCGGCATTGACCATTCCGCGAAGTAGGTGTCGCCACAGTGGCCGGCGTCGATCTCCGCTACCGCCATCTCGCGCATTTGGATCATGACGGTGGAGCCTTCGTCCCCGGCTGTGGAGAAACATGCCAACAGCGGGTTGGGGCGGGCGATCATGGACGGCCGTAGCGCGTCGTCAATGCAGTTAGATCCGATGTCGAACAGTTCGTCGACCACGATCAGGTCGTACGATCCGCCGTGCAAATTGGGGGTGGCGGCTCGGACTTCCCAGGTTGATCCGTCCGCCATTTTGACGGCTTTACGGCCGATGACGTTGGACGACTTGCCGCCAAAGATTTCCACAAGGATCGGCGCCAAAGCGGTGTGGATTGCCTCTGCACGGTCAAGCCGGTTGGCGACGGATAGCACATGCTGGGGACGGCCGCGAAGGCGGGCACCATCAGTGACCCACCACCCCAACAACGCTTGGAGAAGCACAGACTTTCCGTTTTGCCGGGCAGTCGACACCAAACCTTCACGGAAATGCAGTTCCCCAGTGTCGTCGTCCAACATCAGCATGCCCTTGAGGGCGTGAACCTGCCAGCCCATCAGGTCAACACCCATGTGCGCCTTCGCCCAGGCCACCACAAGGGGTGCCCACGTCTGCCCCCCAACACCAGCCGTTTCCAATCGGGGCTGGTCACGGCCAATCGGGATCCCTCGAGGTTGATCCTGGCCAGTTCCCGCCAGTTCCGGCTGATCCCCCAGTGTGAGGGAGAAAGA